TACAAAAATGTTATCTTCACAAAATACAGATGCAGAAAGTACAGATGCAAATTCTTTAACTGCTTTTGGTAGTGATGGTTTTTCAGTTGGAAGCAATTTAAGAGTTAATCAAAGTTCAAATAATATTGTAAGTTGGAACTGGTTAGGTTCTAATACAACTGCAGCTAATACAGATGGTTCTATAAGTTCTACAGTTTCAGCAAATACTACAAGTGGATTTAGTATTGTGTCTTATACAGGTAATGGAACTGCTGGTGCAACAGTAGGTCATGGATTAGGTGCAACACCTTCAATGATTATAATTAAAAATCGTATAGACTCACTTGCATCTTTTTGGTGTGTTTATCATAAAAGTTCTTTTGTTTCACAATCCGATCCTGGAGTTTTGTATTTAAATGATGCTGGTGCAAGATCGGCTGATACAAATGTTTTTGGAAATACTACTGTAACTATAAACTCAGATGTATTTAGTCTAGGTGATTATAATGGTTCTAATGGTTCTGGAGATACACAAATCGCCTACTGCTTCGCAGAGAAACAAGGCTACTCAAAATTTGGAAGCTACACAGGTAATGGAAGTACAGATGGAACATTTGTTTATACAGGATTTAAACCAGCTTTTTTAATCGCAAAAAAAAGTTCTACAACAAGTAGTTGGGGTATATTTGATAATAAAAGAAATCCTTATAATGTAATGGATTTAAGACTTCTTGCTAATACAAATGGAGCAGACGATCAAAGTTCAGATAATAATATTGATTTTTTGTCTAATGGTTTTAAATTTAGATCATCTGCTGGTTGGAATGCTTCAGCAACATACATCTACATGGCTTTTGCTGAAAATCCATTCGTAACATCAACTGGTGTACCAGCTACAGCTAGATAACAAAATCTTGATATAGCGTTAAATTTGATATAAACCATAATAAACAGGTTTTTATATGCTACAAAAATTAGGATTTCTACCAGGCTTTAATAAACAAGTTACATCTACCGGAGCTGAATCTCAGTGGACAGGTGGAGAAAATGTTCGTTTTAGATATGGTACACCAGAGAAGATAGGTGGTTGGCAACAGTTAGGTGAGTCTAAATTAACTGGATCAGCCAGAGGTTTACATCATTTTGTTAACACAGCTTCTACAAAGTTTGCAGCTATAGGAACTAATAGAATTTTATATGTGTATTCCGGAGGTGTGTATTATGATATTCATCCTTTAGTTAATCCAGCAGGTACATCTATTACAAGTGCTTTTAGTACAACTAACGGATCACCAACAGTTACAATTACATTCCCAACAACTACTACTTTTCAACCGGGAGATATTATTTTATTTGGTGATGATACAACTTTCTCAACAATAACAAATTCTGATTTTACAGCTGTAGATTTTGCTGATAAAAAATTTATGGTAACAAGTGTACCTACTCCAACAACAATTACTATTACAATGCCTTCTAATGAAACAGGTAGTGGTGCAACAACATCCGGAGGCATAGATTATTATCAATATTATAGTGTCGGACCTGCTGATCAAATAGGAGCTTTTGGTTGGGGTATATCTTTGTTTGGTGGTAATATATTAGGTTCACTTATAACAACTTTAAATGGATCATTAGCAGATGATGCTAATGGTAATAATGGTTCAGCTACAGAAATTACATTAGCTAGTACAGCAGGTTTCCCATCATCAGGGATAAACTATATTCAAATAGGTGGAGAAGAAATATCTTACACAGGAATTACAGGATTAAAACTAACAGGAATTACAAGAGCAGTTAGAGGATCAACAAGATCATCACATTCTAATGGTGCAACAGTAACCAATTCATCTTCATGGACAGGTTGGGGTTCACCTGCAGCGAATACTGACTCAGTAACGGATCCTGGTCTATGGTCCTTGGACAATTTAGGTACAACTTTGATTGCTTTAATTCATAATGGTGAGTGTTTTGAATGGGATGGTGATGCAGAAAACGCAACAGCAACTCGTGCTACTATTATAGCAGGTGCACCAACAGCATCACGTGACATGTTAGTATCAACACCCGATCGTCACTTAGTATTCTTTGGAACGGAAAGAACGATTGGAGATAAAACATCACAAGATGATATGTTTATAAGATTTTCATCTCAAGAAAATATTAATGACTATGCTCCTACAGCTGAGAATAGTGCGGGTACACAGAGACTGGCCGCCGGATCACGGATCATGGGTGCAACACTTGGTAGAAATGCTATTTACGTTTGGTCAGACACCTCTCTATTTACTATGAGATTTGTTGGAACTCCTTTTACATTTGCATTTGAACAAGTAGGTACAAACTGTGGTTTGATAGGACAGAATGCAGCCGTTGAAGTTGATGGTGCTGCTTATTGGATGTCTGATAATGGTTTCTTTAGATATACTGGTAAGTTAGAATCAATGGATTGTTTGGTTGAAGATTATGTTTATGATGATCTTAACACAACATCTAATCAATTAATTTACTGTGGTATAAATAACTTGTTTGGTGAGATTACTTGGTTCTACCCAACATCTACATCTAATAATGTTAATAGAGCAGTGTCTTATAGTTACCTAGATTCAACATCAAAAAGACCTATATGGTTTACTAATGCAAGTAATTTATTTCCCAGAACAACATGGCAAGATTCTGCTGTATTTGGATTACCTCACGCAACACAATACAATGCAGACGTTGATACATCGTTTGATGTAATTGGTAACACTGATGGAACTACGATTTATTTTGAACATGAAACAGGAGTTAATCAACAAATAGCAGCTACAGCTGCAACAGCAATTCCTGCTAATATTACATCTGGTGATTATGATATTACACAGAAAGTTGTAAGAGGGGCAGCAACTAACATGGCTGATCTTAGAGGGGATGGTGAAAACATAATGAGAGTTAGTAGAATTATACCTGACTTTATATCTCAACAAGGAAACGCAGTTATACAATTAGATTTAAGAAATTATCCTAGTGATGCAGCAGTCAGTTCATCTCTTGGACCTTTTACAGTATCGTCTAGTACTACAAAAGTAGACACTAGAGCAAGAGCTAGAGCTATAGCTCTTACAATATCTAACACAGCTGTTGATACTACTTGGAAACTTGGAACTTTTAGATTAGATATACAAGCTGGAGGAAGAAGATAATGGCTGTAGAAAAAAAAATTAAATATAAAGACCAAAGATTAACTAAGGCTCAACAGAAAAAAGCTAAACCTGCTAATCAAGGGGGTGGACCAAACTATCTAGGAAAAGAAAAAACAGTAACTGTTCCTAAAAAATGGCTATCTTCTCCTGATCACGTTGTAGCTGAACTAGCTTACATCACTCCAAGAGAACAAAAAATATTATTAGATGCTAATTTATATGGTTCATTAAATGGAAAACCCAATAGAGGTCCGGGTGGGATTATGTCATTACAAGGAGATATGGGTTCTGTAGGTGGAGGATCCTCTAGTGGTAATGGTGGTGATGGAAATACTGGAAGAGAACGAGGTGCAGAAACAAATAGAAGTCAAACAACTAGTAAATCTACTACCAATAACAAAAGTAGTAATGATGACGGACCTAGAGGTCCTCAAGAATTAGGTACTTCAACTAGAACAGTTGATAGAGTTACAGCACCACCAGCTCAAGAAATAATTGGAGGTAAATCATATGATGTAACACCAGACACAATAGGTGACAGAGAAAGAGCAAAACAATTAGCTCAAATAATGCAAGCACCTATTCCAAATTTTACACCTAAAGGTATAGAATATTTTAAAGATGGAAATTTGTTAAATACTTTTGCACCTAAAAAAGATCAATTTAATATGTTTAGTTTATTAGGTAATGCAGCTTTATTTGCAATCAATCCAGCGTTAGCTGCAAAATATAACAAAGCAAAAAGTATTTACAAAGGAGCAAAGTATGTAAAAGATCTTGCTCAACCTTATACAAATAAAAATTTAAATAAACCGTTTGAAGTTATAGAAGGTTTAACTAAAAACATAGGTCTTAAAGATAAAAATGTTATACAGTCTTTTAAAGATTCTTTGACAAATAATGTAACTTCTAAAACTAAACCTGTTATCAATACAAATACAGACAGTGGTAGTAATGATGGAATAAACACCTTAGAGAATGCAAACGCATTACAAGATGAATACAGAACACTATTACAGAAGTTACAAACAGGAAGTATTAGTGATGCAGAACGAACTAGATACACTATGTTAAAAAATATGTTAGGAATATAATGGCAAAAATAGTACAAACATTAACAAGAGCAAGTCAAGAATATGATCAAGATATATCACAATCTTTGGTTAGAGATTTAGATGCTGTTCTTGAAAAACTTAATACAACGTTTCAAGAAGAATTAAAACAGGAGATAGAAGCTAGAAGCTTCTTTTTAGATTAATGGCAGTAGTAAACCAATATAAATTTGTAGGAATAGATAATGATACTACAGGAAATGCATTAGATGTTTTTCCAACAGGTCTACCTGCTGTTAATGAAACTATAGTTATTAAATCAATTCTAGTTACATCTGCAAATAATAATACTACTGTTACAGTTACAAATAACGGTATTACAGCAATTAAATCTGCTCCATTAGTTGGAGATCAAACTTTAGAATTATTAACTCAACCGCTAATAGTTGAAGGTGGATCATCATTTACTATACAAGCAAGCACTGTGGATTCTTTTGATTTTGCAGTAAGTTATTTAAATATAAAAAAAGAGGTAACAACATAATGAGTGAGATAAGAATGTTAACACCCGATAAGATAATAACAACAATTAAGAACAGGAAAACAGGTGAGATTTATGAGACTGAAGAGGCTCTAAAACTAGCTAATATACCTGAAGAGGATGTGCAAAGAGACGTAACAGTTATCATGCCACCTCTTGATTTGTTCGCAAAAACAAAGTAAACTAACAAAACCATGGGAATAGAAGATATACAAATTTCAGAAGAGTTACAGACTAACGCGCCCTCTATAAAATATAGCGGTAATGAAGGTCCTAAATCTC